CCCAAGTAGCAAAAAGCTACGTCATGAGAAAATCATGACCCATCGACGTGACGAAGTAAAGACGTCGCGCTTTGTAGTACGTCTGAAATCGATGCTGTTTGCATCGATGCGAGGTAAACCTCTTGACACGTCTTGAAGGCTCCAGTACATTTGCTCCGGGTTGGGTCCCAAGATATGGTTCCCACCCTTGCTATGAACTGATCCAGCCAGACGGACCAAGCGGCGTTTTGTTTCGCAATATCCATCGAACGAAAGTTTAGAATCAGAATCACCCCATTGCTGGGGGGAATGGATTCCCAAAGCAGATTGCCGTCCCAAAGGACTGCTAGCTGACTGTCGGGAGCCAAACTGACGACGAACTTTGTCGAAGGCTTTGTTGAAACAGGCGACTTCGTTACCATCTATATCATCCTTAATTTGTTTAGGAGTATAGATGGTACGACGTTGATGCCAACCCTGATACCGCTTATTATAGCGGAGATTAGTGTCAAACATCAACGATAGACCACCTACGCCCCGTGTTAATTTACGGGAACGCGGAATCGGTCTCTTAGTCACCTCCTCGACCATCTCCCGTATGTGCTGACAGAGGTGCCAACGTCCAGTCAGATAAAACTGATCAGCCGTTGCCACCCAAGCCATTACGTGGGAAGGCGTCCAGTCGGAAGCCCTGGCGGGTGCTTCTTGTCGGGCATAAACGGGTAATACCCGATGGCCCTCATAGAAGTCCGCGCCGCAACTCTCTCGGAATGCAGATTTCGAGAAACTTTTGCGGTGATTCACACGCAATGCGTATGACTCAAGGTACTCCGTGACTACGTCCACCAATTCGGTTCTGACTATCAAGTCATCACCGAAAACACTTATATCACGAGAAAATCTCGTGATTGTAGCGTACGTTGGACGGATACCGTAATGATTATGTATCGCCGCAAGGATGAGTGTGTAAAATACACTAGCTTCGACAGGAAAGCATAAAGCTGATCCCATCGACGCATACTTCTCAAGGACGATATTCTGATCATTCGGTAACGTTGCATGAAGCGACCTAGCATCCTGCAAGAACTGCAAGATGGGCGACGACTTAAAGATTCGGTTGACGAGTTCAAGATGTACTCGGTCAGACGCGTCACTTAAGTCTAATGTCGCATGTTTAAGGTCGATTGATGCTTGGTAAGCGCGTTCACGATTATGGAACTGGTCCGAAAACCGGACAGAATTCCTCGTGAGACGATGTTCCTCCAAACGGGCAGTCATCCAACGGGATAAACCCTGTTGAACATACTGCATGCAAGAAGGTTCAATCGCTATAACGCGCGGTGCAGCGAGAGTCTTAGGAACAAATACTACACGGACTGGAGTTTCCTCCAGAATCGACACAGTAGAGATTCCCTGGACACTCGTTGAGCTCCCAAAACCTACGCCCGTCCCAAAAGAGTCGGGTATTGGGTTCAGAGCCCTCTGGGCGATCCCGTAATTCGGGAATGCGTGAAGAGCTACTGGGAAGCTGTCCTCGAACCGGTCGTACCATTGTTTGATTTCCCTTCTTTCGTTAGATAGAAGTCGATCTGCAGTGACGCCCGGACCGTGAGCGCACACAAGGTCATGCGTGTCGACAGTAGGAAATACTGCCGTCCACAAGACCCGACTGACTTCGTCCAAGATAATATCTTGGCGAGCCAGATTATGTCGTTGCTCACGGAGGTCCACCTCTACAGACAGAAAACGCCCTATTGCCGCAGCTTCACGCCGCGGAGAACAGGGTATCTTCGGTTTCTTGAAGAACCGACAGATCTGTCGAATCCAATAAATGGAATCGGCACATACTCTGTCTAGTAGTTTACCGTCCAAATCGAACACACGCTTGAACAAATCCTGCAGCAATGCAGGGAGAGTTCCTCTCCGTCTATGGGCTTTAAACCCCTTCGGAAGAGTGAAGCATCCCGTTTCTAAACCCGATTCTAAGAATCGGACAGAACGGGGAGGGTTATCGTCAAGAACGATAGCCCCTCGTGTTCAATACGACTTCGAATCTCTTCGAAGTCGCGTTCTGTGGACACATCTAGGTCTATGCTTAGTTGTCTAAGCATAGCCTGGTAGAGCATAGTCGGTCGTTTCATCATAAACCTCATTTATATGGGGAATATGAACCGTCCCGACGCATATGTTCTCGACCGAGTCTTACGACTCGCCACCCAAGATCTTGTTATAGTTCGTCGAACTAGCCCAAGCCTTGAGTGCGTCGATCGCATAACCGAGCTCAGTATCGCTAAACCCAAACTTGGGTTCATCGATAACCAAGTAAACCGAGTAACCGACCTGCTTGTTAAGGGCAGAAATCGGATCCGCGGCTACCTTCTGCTGGGAGAGACGAATCTCTCGGCGGAAACGCGCAGACGTATTAGTCTGACGCGTCGTGAAGGTGGTGTTTCCGTCAGCCGACGTATAAACGTTTTCCGTAGGACTCTGACGAGTCCGAGGCAACGAAATTGCGACGGCGTTAACGGTAACACTCTGAGGATCGGCAAGCATCGAAAAGCTCCTTCTTTCTTTCTGGCGGAGAATTCCGCACGGAGAATGTAGTCATCCGTATCGCGAGATCCCTAGGGCTCCCAAGATAGCGAACTGCATCCCAGTAAGATTGTTAGGATTACCAGGATAGAAAGGTTGACCTCGAACTCGAGTCTTGAGAATTTTAAAATTCAATGACTCGCATTCGACGGGAACAGGGCCTCGATAGTCGTTAAGGCGAAACCTCACGGTCCGCCTTACGATTGACTGCTGTTGCCTCATGATAAAATACCGGCGACTAGCGCTGCGATCAGCAACGCCAGGATCCATATTTTCCAAGAGGCGGGCAGTACCGAAGCACCAGTCTATCAACCACGTCCATCCGATGGCCCGATATAAATCGGCAGCGGATGGTGCGCGGAAACCCTGCATCCACCGTTTTAAGGCGAAGCTAAGTTCCACACCAGGCGGCACTGTGGGCAGAAAGTAACGAAATTGGGCAGTAGCCCAAACCTCGTCTGTCTGCATTACAGTGTCACGCCATTCTGGGATGGAGTTATAGAACTGAGTCACAAGAACTGGTCTTGCAGCCCCGTACGCTTGACTCCAGTCAGTCGACGTGATGGTTGAAGAAACGGGTCTAGAATAAGTTCTAGGTACCCATTTTCCCTGGTTACGAATAAGCCACTCTATACGCTGTTGGATCCTCTGTTGCTTGGTGACGAGAGTAATCGCGTCATCAATCATAGGGATCCATCCAAATACATTCTCGAGAAAGCGGTCAGACAACCGTTTGGCCGCCCCTCGAGGGTCAAAACGCATGGCTTGATCCCATACGCCTTGCGCAGAGTGGAGCATATGCCCTAAGTCCTTAAGTTCATACACCATGTTAAACAAGGAGTAATCGTACTTAGTGGGCTTCATGGCATTATACGCTACCGCACCAAAGGCCGTCCCATCCCCAGTAGGGGTCGGGGCGACACCTTGTCCGTCAGCAATCATCACGCCATCATACGTGCCACCGATCGAAGGGCTTACGCCCAATTCGATGTGTAGCGTTCTTGATGGTTGTGCTGTAAATCCAGAGGTTAGCTGAGAGAAGAATCCTCCTTTATCGGAGTTCCTCTCCTTCCAACCCGGATTATTTTGCGTAACTAAGGTTTCAGTTAGAGAACTAACTGTACCTTGCGTCCAACTATCGCTTCCCCAGCGCATTTTGCCAAGGAAGGTTGTATTGGACGGGACTGTGCGTGTCTTAATCATAGGTCACCTATCTGGAGTGTCCCACAGAACGTGGGGGAGGCCGAG